AAAGACAGATACAAGTTGAGGATTTGCCAAGTGGTGAATATAAAACGATGACTGTTAAAGAATTCGAAATGGTAGAGCAATCTATAGAAGAAACTGAAGGCGATCGAATAGCTGCGGTCTTAGCGCATGAAGAGGCGTTGACACGTATTCAAGATAAAAAGTTAAAAGCAGTCGAGAAATTAGATGCTTTAGCTAATACGACGCCACGAAAATTAGAAATTGAAGAAAGAAAGCTTGCTATTTTAGAAGAGAAGTGGGAAAAGGAAAAAGGCAGCGCAGGGAATCAACAACAACAAACGAAAGCTTGGGCAGGAAGTTTGGAAAATATATTTGCAAAAAGAAAAGCGAAAAGGGAAGAATCCTAATCGCTTAATCACGGTCCCTATACAATGCCTCAATGGCATTTTGTTTATCTTCTGGTCTAACGCTGCGATAACGAGTAATCATAGCAGGGCTTTCATGGCCAGTTAGGGTCTGTATAGTTTTATCATCAATACCAGCATCAACAAGATCAGTAACAAATGTATGCCTAAATTGGTGAGGATTCACACCGTATTTATTACAGATATGCTGAACCGTTCTTTTGCTAATGCGTGTTTGTCTGTTACTAAGGAATAGAGCGGCTGCTGTGCTCTCTCTAGTTTTTAAATAATCAGAGATGGCATAACGTGCTTCTTTATGTAATGGAATGATACGTTCTTTATTTCCCTTACCTTGTCTAACACGGATGGTACCTTGTCTTTCAGAAAAACTAATATCGTCTATATCGAGCGATACAATTTCCGCTACTCGAATTCCTGCATATACGCAGGTTAGAAGAATGGCTTTATCTCGTTTGTTTCCGCTGCGGTCAACTTCTCTCAAAATACGCAGTACTTCTTTTCGTTCTAATGCAACGGGAGCTTCACGATATAAGTTAGGTGCTTTAACTATACGAATATCTTTAATGCAATCTGTTTTCTTAGCAAACTGAGAAAACGATCTAATTGCAGCATAATGGCCATTAACGGTAGAGGCACTTTTCTTTTGTGAAGTTAGGTCATCTAAGTATTGTTGAACATCCGAACGAGAAAATTCATATAAATCAGTTTCAACTGCTCCTAGCCATTTTTCAAAGTGAAGCAGCTTGTAATGATAGCCGCGAATTGTTTCGGGGCTTTTTCCATGTTCTTTTTCGTGATTGATAAATGAATCTAGTATATGCATAAAAACACTCCTTTTAATTACACGCAATATTTTTTGGTAGATAAATGCAGGTATCTGATTGGTAAACCTGCATTGTTATGTCAGCTATTATCTACATTATAGCGTGTAATATAAATTACACGCAATTATTATTTTTGAAAGGAAGATAAATTATGAAAGAACAAATTAAGAATAACTTTAGTTACCACCCACCGAAAGAGGGACAGGTTGAGAAATTTACGGATATTAGAAATGAAGGTTTACATTTTGCTAATTTAATTGATAGTACGTGCCCGAATAGCCGTGAGAAATCATTAGCTCTTACTAAACTAGAGGAAGCTGTTATGTGGGCAAATGCTAGCATCGCTAGAAATTAATTGAGTTAACTGGAAGGACGGGTAATATGTCTATTCCTTATGAAGTAGAAACAGAAGAAGACGTACTCCAAGATATAATTACGCAGCTGCTAGAAATATATGTAGATGATCCAGTGGCATTTGTAGAGGATATCCTTGAAGTTGAGCCGGATCCGTGGCAAAAGGAAGTACTTAATGATATAGCGAACCATTCGCATGTGAGTGTACGTTCCGGACAAGGTGTGGGGAAAACTGCAATGGAGTCCTGGATCTGTATTTGGTTCTTATGCTGCAGACCATACCCAAAAATAATATGTACTGCTCCAACTAAGCAGCAATTATACGATGTGCTTTGGGCAGAGATTGCAAAATGGCTTAATAGTTCTCAAGTGAAAGACCTGTTGAAGTGGACGAAAACCAAGATTTATATGAAAGGTTTCGAAGATCGTTGGTTTGCTACGGCTAAAACTGCTACACGTCCTGAAAATATGCAAGGTTTCCATGAAGATTACATGCTATTTATTGCAGATGAAGCTTCTGGTATAGCTGATGATATTATGGAGGCCATTCTTGGTACGTTATCAGGTTCAGAAAATAAATTATTTATGTGTGGTAACCCGACTAAAACTAGTGGGGTCTTTTTTGATTCTCATAATAAAGACAGAGCATTGTATAAATCTCATAAAGTATCTAGTGAAGATTCGCCACGGACCAGTAAAAAGAACATTGAAATGCTTAAGAAAAAGTATGGAGAAGGTTCAGATGTATATCGGGTTCGTGTAGAGGGTGAATTCCCACGTGGTGAAGCAGATGCATTTATTTCACTAGAAACTGCAGAAGCAGCACGGATGAGAGAAGTTTACAAGGTTGAAGTTATTGAGAATGAGGAAGAAGAATCTGCAATAAAAGAAGTGATACCTGATACTGCAGTTGTTGAAATCGGTTGTGACGTTGCGCGTTTTGGATCCGATGAAACGATTATCGCAACAAGAAGAGGATGGAAGGTACTGCCGCTGCAAGTACACCATCAAAGAGATACGATGTACGTTTCTGGATTGTTAGTGCAAGAGGCGAAGAAGTACTTCTCATGGTGTGAACGAACAGGAAAACGTATACCAATACGAATAGATGATACGGGTGTTGGTGGTGGTGTTACGGACCGTTTAAAAGAAGTTGTAGCAGAAAATGATTATCCAATTGATGTAATACCTATTGACTTTGCATCTAAGGGTAATGCGGAATATGCCTGTATTGTCAGCGTCATGTATGGTCATTTCAAAGATAATTGTCTTGAATTTGTATCTATACCAGATGATGAAGATTTAATTGCTCAATTATCCGTACGAAAATATCAAATTAATAGTGATGGGCGTATAAAAATAGAACCTAAAAAGGCTATGAAAGACCGGGGATTAAAATCACCCGACCGAGCAGAGGCGGTAGTAATGGCGTTTGCGCCGTTCTATCCAAAAGTTAGAGATCGTTCGAAACGTCCGCAACGAAAAAGAAAAGGAAGGGAGGGTAAATCAGCGTGAGTAAAGTAAGGACAACGGTAATTAAAGTAGAAGGCGCTTCATCTACTACTAAACAAATATATGATGATGCGTTTAGTGGCCTGTATGATACAGATGGTATTATACCGCCACCCCACAATATCAAAGAATTGAAAAGTATAGCGGAGTATTCAAGTATTTTACAGCAATGCGTTGAAGCGATGACCACAAATATATCTGGTTTTGGATTGTCACCAGAATATTCTTTTGATTATAGAGCGGCCAAAACTGAAATTCAAAAGAAAGCAGATGTAGAATGGGACAAATTAAGATTCTTTTTAAAATATCTTAATTTTGATGAAACACCAGAAACAATCTTATCCTGGTCTTTAGCGGACATGGAGAAGACAGGAACTGGTTATATGGAAGTATTACGGAACGGATCAGGAGAACCTTGTTCTATTATATATATGGAATGTGAGGATGTACGGGTAACAAAGTATACTGATCCTGTAGATGTTACTTTTGTTGTGATGCGTGAAAATAAGCCTGTAAAAATGAAAGTCCCTAAAAAGTTTCGTCGGTTTGTTCAATTGAAAAACGGAAATAAAACATTCTTTAAAGAGTTTGGTGATCCACGTTTTATGAATTCAAAAACAGGTGACTTCACAGCCAATCATAATGGAGAAGATGAAGCGACAGAAGTTTTACAGTTAAAGATAGGCCCTACTCCATACGGTAAGCCTAGATACTTGGGCCACCTTGTTTCTTTATTTGGTGCTAGAAAAGCAGAAGAATTAAATTACTACTATTTTAAGCAAGGACGCCATGTTCCTGCTGCTATCGTTGTAGAAAACGGACAATTAACCGATGATTCATATAATGCTGTACAAGAGTATATGAAGGATGTACAAGGCGTAGAAAATTCACATCAATTTTTATTATTAGAAGCAGAAGGTTTAGATCAAGAAAAGATGCGCGGCGAAGAAGATATAACGCCTGTAAAAGTACAAATAAAATCTTTGGCAGAAATGCTACAGCAAGATGCGTTGTTCTTAGAATACGACTCAAAGACGCGTGATAAGTTACGCTCTGCGTTTAGGTTGCCACCGCTATATACAGGTGAGTCCCAGGATTATAACAAATCAACTGCGCAGACTGCTAAACAAGTTACAGAAGAGCAGGTATTTGGACCACAACGTAATATAGTTGGCGGTAAGTTAACCACATTATTCTGCCAAGCATTAGAAATACATTATGTCTCTATTATATTAAAAGGGCCTAATACTTCTGATCCAATCGAAAAAGCAAAAGCATTAATACCGTTAATCAATAATGGTTCACTAACTCCTAATGATCCGCGTGATTTAGTAGGGGAAATTTTAGGTAAAGAATTAGAACCGCTTACTTATGATGGAGCAGATGAAAAACCGTTCCAATTAATAGCTGGACCAAATAAAGCACTTAATCCGATTACAGTAGCACCTGCTCCAACTACTATAACGAAAGCATTTGATCCTAAAGTTGTAGATTTGTTAAAAGGAGTAAGGGATGCATTAGAGGACGTGAGAGATAAATGGAGTCAATAAATCGCGCCTTGCAAGTGCTAAATGCAATATTGAAAGCAGCGGATACTGATGGGAATATATCCGATGATTTACCTGATGATATGCCCGGTGCTGACAGTCTGCAGAGTTTTTTTGAAGAGTACGAAAAGAAGTTAGCTAAGCTGCTCCGGAAGCAAATGAAGTATTATTGCAAAGCTTTAAGTGCATATGGAGCAGAGGATATTGTTTCAGAGGAGGTTCTGAATCTCTTTGAAGAAGATTTGTTTATAAATGATACATTTGAAAATGATATGGAAAATTTATCAAACGAGGTTCTGCTCCCTATTATCATTGCCTTATGTGAAATCATAATGGAATCTCTGGATCCGGATATTTTATTTGAAGAATTATCGGAGCAAACTGAAGCCGATGTTACAGAATGGGGAGTGACGTTAGCTGCCTTTATTTTTCTCGCTACGAGAAATGGTATATTAGGTGCTATTTCAGTTGCGATAACAGGAAATTTAACGGTTTCTGCGCTGATAACGGCATTACAGGACCTACGAGTATTTAGCAGAGGCAGAGCTTCCAGTATAGCTAAAAATGAGGTATTAACGGCTTTAAGTATTGCTCAACAAGAGAGTTATGGACAAAGCCCAGCCGTTACAGGAAAGATGTGGGTACATACAGATCGACAAGAAGGAAATCCACGTGCAAATCATCAAAAAATGGACGGTGTTGAAGTCCCTGTTGATGAAGAATTTGAAATAGAAGATTCAAATGAAACGTGTATGTTCCCTCGAGAACCGAAATTAAGTCCTGCTGAAAAAATGCACTGCCATTGCGTTATATTCCCTGTAATAGACGGACTTACAATTGTATTAAGTAAAGAAGATAAAGAAGCTCTAAGACAGCAGTATATTGCTGAAAGGAGATTAAAAAAATGAGGGAAATGAAGAAAAACTTATTAAGTGAATATGAGAAAGAAGTTTTAACGGGTGCAGCGCTATTTGTAGTAGCGTATACATTCGGATTACTGACAGGTCTATTCATTAAAGATTGAAAGGAGGTGAGAATATGACAGTACGAGAATTGAAAAATGCAAAAATAACGCATGTTTCTTATGTAGATAAGGCAGCGAATAAAAAACAGTTTTTCTTAACTAAATCGGCGGATAAAAGACCTACATTCCAAAAGCAAGTAGACATTATAACGAAAAGTGAAGACGAACAGAAGTTAGTTTATGGTGTCGTATATGAACCTGGTGTTGCAGATGCTCATAATGATTTCATGACTGCGGAAGAAATCGAAAAAGCTGCTCATGAATTTATGAAAGAGGCTCAAAATATTGATACTCAGCATGATTTTACAGCAGGAGCAGGTGAAATAGTGGAAAGTTATATTGCTCCGGATGATTTAGAAATCAACGGTACCACTATTCAAAAAGGATCTTGGGTTATTGCTACTAAGGCTAGTGATGAAGTGTGGGAGAAAATCCAAAAAGGTGAAATCACCGGTTATAGTATGGCCGGAACAGCTGAAGTGGAAGATCAAGAAGAAGTATCGAAATCAGAAAATGGAATTATTAAGTCCTTTATGAAACATATGGGGGCTTTTTTTAATGGCCTCAACACAGCTGCTATTGAAAAAGGTGAAGTAAGAGATAACTATGCTAGAAATCAACAATTACGTAATGTATGGGCTGCTTGGGACAGTATGGAGTCTGCTTATTACGGTTCTAGATGGGATAACTACACTAATGAAGCAGTTGATTTTGATCGCTTATTGGAAGCTATTCAAGATTTCACAGAAATTATTACAGAAATACGAGACGGTGGAGATGTAGCCATTGCCAAAGCGCTAGAAATGAAGCCTGCTACTACTCTTACAGAAGAGATTGAGAAAGCAGGAAGAAAAGTTAGTGCTGCTTCTATGGCAGATATCGAAACCGCTCAAACAGCATTACAAAATATTATCGACCGCGTAAGCGATAAGGAGGAAGACGAATTGAAATTAGAAGATATTACAAAGGCTGTAGCAGATGCTATTGCGCCACTTGACGAGCGATTACAAAAGCTAGAGAAATCTGGTGAAGAGGTACCACCTGCAGCTGAAGGAAATAAAGATGATGAGATTGTAAAGTCTGTTACTGCAGCGGTGCAAAAAGCTGTAGAGCCGATTGAAAAACGATTAGAAGTTATTGAAACTGCTCGCGGCATTTCTAAACAAGAAGAAAAACATGAAGAAGAGATTCAAAAATCCAATTCTTTATGGGATGGCGTACTTTAATACGCAAATATTAAGGAGGAATTCACTATATGTTAGACAATAATAAAATTATCGAAAAAGCAGCTATGACACTATCAGATTTAGCGTCAGGAGGGCGACTAAATACAGAACAGTCAAAAGCTTTCTTAAAAATGGTTCAAGCAGCACCAACAATTATTAAAGATTCACGATTTGTCCCTATGGAATCAGATTCTCGTAAGGTTGAGAAACTAGGATTCGGCTCAAGAATTTTGCGTCCTGGTGTTGAAGGCACGGCATTAGAAGATAAGGATCGTTCTGTACCTCAAACTAGTACAGTGAAATTAGAAGCAAAAGAAGTAATTGCAGAAGTTAATATTACGTACGATACGTTAGAAAACAATATTGAAAAAGGTAAATTAAAAGAAACGATTATGCAAATGATTGCAGAACGTGCTGCTCTGGATTGGGAAGAGCTTATTGTAAATGGTGACGTTTCTTCAAGTGATCCGTATTTAGCTTTACTGAATGGTATTCGTAAACAAGCTACATCTCACATCGTGGATCATAAAGGAGCGGCTTTTGCGAAGGAAGTATTCAAACACGGTTACAAAGCTGTTCCTGCTAAATATTTACGTAATAAGAAAGATTGGAGATTCTACACTTCACAAGGAATCGAAGTTGAATATTTAGATACTACGTCTAATCGTCAAACTGCATTAGGAGACGCAGCACTCAACGGTGGTTTACCTTCTGCTTATGGTGTGCCAGTACAGGGTATTGCTATGTTAGAGCCGTATGCATCTGCTGAAAACACTGTATCTGACATCATTCTTACTCATCCGAAAAACATCTTAACAGGTATGAGTCGACAAATTAGTATTGAAGTAGATAAAGATATTCGCGCACGTAAATTTATCATCGTGTTAACTGCAAAAATCGATGCTAAATTTGAGGAAGAAGATGCAGTAGCGAAAATTATCAACGTAAAAGAGTGAGGTGAATAGTCTTGTATTTTGCTAAATTAGTAGGTGGCAAGACATATACAGTTGATGGTCGTGTTTTTAATGACGGTGTAGAACAAGTTGTTGAGAAAGAGACATACGATTACTTGAAAGATAATAGGCTATTCGCAGTTAGGGAGGGCGAGAAAGAAGTTGCACCTTCCCTTTTAGTTGGCGAAAAATACACTGAATCTACGTTGAAAAAGCTTTCTAAAGCAGAACAAGAAGCGATTATCCGCAAATTAACTACCGGTGATTTTATTCACGATACAAAAAATGAAAATGAGCGTATTGCTTTAATTCTTGAGCTCCAGGAGCAGGAGGCGTAATATGGCCATTATCTCTCCCGAGCGATTAATAGATTACACTATATTCGATGAAGTGAAGCAGCGAGATCCTAAGCTGCTTCAAATGGATATTGTAGAAGCTCAAAATGATATCTTTTCATTAACATTTGTGGATTTTCAAGATAAGAGTAAGTATCCTACTGTTCCTGAAGAAGTTGAAATTGCATGTTGTAAGCTAGCTCAATACCATGCACTTGTAAATTCCGATGAAGCATCCGTTGAAGATGTGCAGTCGCAACGTATGGGGAACTATTCTGAGCAAACAAATGGTTATATAAAGCCTGATGTAAGGACCTTGCTATTTAAATGGATTAAGGATAAGAAGCAGCAGGGCACAGTATCTTTACGATTAAGGAGAGTTTAACTATGGCAAGTAGGTCTTTTGAAAGACTGCTTATACATAGCTGTACGCTTGTGAAAAAGGGAGTCATTATTGGTCAAGATGAAAACGGCCGTAATAAGTACCAGGATCAAGAGGTGCATAATGTTCCGTGCCGTCTGGATACTATACGTAAAAAGGTAGAGAATACTGATAAAAGTATAGATGTAGTCGAGAAGAATATTTTATTTCTGCTTCCTTCTGAAGATATAGAAGCAGCTGTTCAAGTTAAGCATATACGAATGAAAAAACCTCCGCATGACATTGTGTTATCGGGGGTTTTTATTATTCCTGAGAAGAATCGTGTATATGGAAGAAAAGCAATTCATCATTATGAAATTGATCTAGAGCAGGTGAAAAAGTAATGAAATTAAAAGTTACTCACCAATTTAATACAGATTTGATTACATCGCAGCTGAAAGAAGCGCGGAAATCCTGTGTAGAAGCTGCTAGAGAACCGTTTGCTGCAGAAGCTAAGCGAATTACTGTAGATGAGGATCATGTAGATTCATCTCGTTATGTCAATTCGATTAGTGAAAGAACAGACTTCCCTGCTACGAATAAAACAGGTAGAGGAACGATTAAACCAATCGGTGATGATATTGTAAATATTCTTACTGAAACGCGCGATACGACCAAATTAGAAACTGGAACTGCTGTACCGTATGCTCACCATGTAGAGCGACGGTATAACATCATAGGACGCGGTTTAGATAATGCAGAAGCAGATATGCATGCAGCAGGTGAAAAAGCGGTTATACAAATATTTTCTAAATAAGAGAGTGATGAAACGTGAGTTCTTATGTAAATCCAGTACCACATGTTCGGAAATTAATAGAACAACACGGTATGAGATGCTATGGTAATAAGTTTCCTGATGATGCTGAGTACCCGTGTATTTGTATCCGTTTAGCAGGTGGTAACGGGTATACACGCTTACAACTCATTGCACGCTCGGAAAATGATGATATTGAAGCAATGAATCTAGCTATACAAGCTATGAATACACTGGAACGCTTCATATCGGATGTACAAGGGTTACAGGGTGTTTGGTGCGAACGTACGAGTAATCCCGTTCCTTTTACAGATAAAGAAGCAAATAAAGAAGAAGCCTGGTGTTATATGAATTTAGAACACTTAGGATCTTAGAGGAGTGATAGCATGGTTCAAAAAGATGTTGCTGTAGAAAAGCAGTCAGAAGCTGAACAACCGAACAAGAAAGACAAGAAGCAGCGCGTTTTACTTTGCGAAGGAGCAGCAAAGGGAAATGGAGCTGCTTATTTTATTTTCCGTGAGGATCTAACTATTTATCCGCACAGTGAACTAGTAATAGGGAAAGACATTTCAACGCATGAAGCGCAGCTGCTTCTAAATGAAAAAACATGGAAATTCAAGGAGGTAACAAAATAATGGCTGAATTATTTAAAGTAGATTCTACGAAAATTGTTGGTGGACCAGGGCGACTTGTGAGTGCTCCATATGGAACAGTATTACCAGAAACAATTGAGGATTTAATTGATCCTACAACTTATGAGCTTAAGCCAGGTTGGGCAGATGTAGGAGCAACGCAAGAAGGTATTAAGGTTACACGTAGTTATGATGAAGAAGAAACTGAAGTAGACCAAATTCAAGGACCTGCTGAAACAACTATTACAAAATGGAGCCATGATGTTTCTACGCTTCTTGCGGAAAACTCTATTGAGAATAGACAGTTAGCTTTAATTGGTGGTGCAATCATCCAGAAAGCTCCAAAATACGGAACTGCAGTGAAACCGAAAGGGGAGCTTGCTGTAGGGGCAACAATCATTACCTTAGCTACTGCTGCAGGTGCCGATTTTAAAGTAGGTGGATTCCTAAAAATTGGTAATGAAACAAAGAAAATTGTGTCTGTTTCAGGATCAACAGTTACTATTGAAACTGGTATTTCAAATGCTGCAACAGTAGAAACGGACGTTCTACCTGTTACTGCTTTAGGAACTAAACGAATTGGTTACGGAACAGTATCTGATGCGCCTATGCGTTCTGCTGCGTTAATTAGTAAGCATGAAAAAACAGGAGCCTTAACGGTTGTTGTATTCCGTAAAGTGAAAGTTTCTGGTGAATCAAAAGAGCAAACATGGGGTAAAGAGAAACGAACATTACCATTGTCATTAAAGGCATTCGCAGAAGGTAATGTTGCCACGCAAGAAAATGTATACTACGAAATCGAACAAGTAATTTAATTAGTTTATATACGTGATTGGGAGGTAATAATTATGGAAAAAATCTTAAAATTAATTGATATTAATCAAACAATTGGCGAGGTAACACTATCAAACGGTAGTGTTCTTTCTCTGCCTAAAATTTCGATGGATAAAATTTTTAAATTAGCGCATTTTATTTGCACTGACGGAAGTGGAATATACAATACAATTAAAGAAATCATAGGAATGACGGAATTGAGTATGATGGAAAGATTAGGTGCCATCCTTTCTGCGTTGGATCCAAAACAATTGGTTCGTGTAATTGCTATTGTACTAGGCATTTCTGATGAAGAAGCAGTATCTTTAGATTTAGACGAAACACTGTTAATTTTAATTGAGTACTGCGAAAAAACGGATTTGGGAAAGACTTATTCGCTAATCCAAAGGTTAGCGAAGACGTTCAACAAGGATCTTCCGGATTGGGACAAACTGTGGGAGACGCTGGTGCCAGAAGTAGAGGAACTGGAGCAACCTGGTCAGATCTCTTAGAATCTATAGTTAAACAAATCGAATTTGTTTCTTCTCATTATGGTTATACAGAAGAGTATGTATTAAGTCATACTCCATATTGGCTTAGAAGGAAAGTCGAACAAGCTTTAAATGAAAAGTATGATTCTCATACAAGTTCGGTTCGTGGTCAATATCAAAGTTTCCTACTGCTGCTGGATACTATGTTTAATAAGGGAGCAGAATTCAATACTATATTACCTCCTACACGTGAACAGGCTATATCTAATAATGTACAAGAATCTGATGAGGTAGTAGAGAATAATCCAAATCAATACGATTCAACTCAATGGTGGTTAACTTCCAATAAGGGGAGTTAACCATTTTTGTGTTTAGAAAGGAGTGAACATATGAGCAACGTCGGAAAAACAACGATTGAAATTATTGCAGATTCTAAAAAAGCAAAACAAGCGTTTTTTGATTTGCAGAAAGTAATGGATAAGGGAACTGCTGATTTCGGAAGAAGATTAAAACGCAATAATCCGTTTAAAGTATTAGAAGAATCCATTAAAAACGCTTCTAGAAATATAGAAATAAGTGTTGGATCAATTGAACGTAATTTTAAAAATTTAGAAACCGTAGTAAGTAATGTCCAGAATCGTATAGATGACTTTGAATTGCGAGTTAATACTAATGCATTCCAACGAGATTTAAACACTGTACAAGAAAGTGTCGAGACGCTATCGGCACGTATTAGTAATATAAATTCAAAAATTACGATAACGGTTGATGTTGACGGTATGGAAGCGGCAGAAGATACGCTAAAAGACTTGGATGAGCGTGTAAATAATACTGCTACGAATATATCAGATCAAATTAAGACTGCTGCTGCAAATACAAGTCGTTTAGATTTCTTCTCGCAGATCCCAGGAATGTTAGAAGAAAAAGTAAATACGTGTATTCAAGTATTAAATACATTGGAAAATAAAGTGGCCAATGTTGTAGCAAGGGTAAATAATGCTATGCAAGCTTTATCCGAACCGGTAACCATCAATGTGAATACAAATCAATTAGATCAATTGGAAGCGAAAATCCGACGTTTAGAACGACTGCAAGAACAATTTGCAAGTACATCAAGCAGTACTTTCCATGATTATTATCAGTATTTAGATCGTGCGGCTAATCGTATGCACCAAGTCCAAGGACAACAATTACAACAACCTCCACGCCCACATACTCCTACTTCATCAATGGTATCGACAGCAGGAGCAGGAGCGGCGGGAATTTCCGCGAGTGCCGCTGCCGCAGCAGCTGTAGCAGCCGCTACTGCCGCCGGAGCAACTGCAACCGCAGCAGCCGCCGCTGGGGCAGCTGCTGCTAGAGCTGCTAAAGCAGCAAGGAAAATGCAACAAGTACTTGCGAATATGCCGGAGCATTTAAAAGCTTTCCATACGGAATTTATGCAAATGGAAAGGGACTTAAAAGCTGTAGGACGTGCTGCACGTAGTTTAGATGAAATGGCTGATGCTGCAGTACGAAATAGAGTTGAATTAAGTCGAATGATGAGTGCGAACTCTGCAGGTAAAGATGCTGCTAAAGCCATCCAAAATCTAAATTCGCATTTACACGAAACTCAATTAGCTATATTAGGACTAAACAAGGAAGGTAAAATCCGTATAAGCGCTCAGGAAGCTGAGGCTCAATTAGCTAAATACAGACAAGAAGTCGCGAAAACAAGAGCGAAATTACGTGAATTACGTGATGCTGGTGATATATCTTCTTATGAAGCAGGGAATAAGGCGCTTCAAAAGCAGCTGAGTGAAATCAGAAAAGCAATGAGTGCTGCTGCAATGGGTGGAAATGAATATAATGCTATGTTGCAACGTTTAGGTGTCCATACACAGGATGCAGCAAATAGAATGGCCATTATGGCAGAAGCTCAACGTAATTCATTTATGCATTCCATAAGTATGATGAATGCAATGAAAACGCAGAGTCAACGAATGATGGACGCTCTAGGTAATACGAGCCATATTCAACGTTTGGATCGAGCATTTTTACAAGTAGGACATAGATTAGAAAATATGGCCAAGCAGGGTAGCGCTGCTCAAATTGCTTTAAGTCAATTAGGTCCTACAGCTAGCATGAAGGATTTACAAGACCGTGTGCGATTAATTAATACAGGTATTCTCCGTATGCAACAAGTAGCAATGTATGCTGGTATTGCCCTACTTGGATTTACAGCAATTATGGCAAAGGCAGCACACGGACCAGATCCAGCTGAGGTTAGAAGTGAAATAAACAAAGTTAATGCGGTATATACCGAAGCGCTACAAAAGCGAACTGATGAAATCCGTAATTTTGCTAGTATTTTCGAAGAAGTTCAAATAAAAGCGGTTAGTCCTGCTAAATTGATGGACAATTTGGAAAAACAAACAAAAGTTCTTTCCAATTGGATGAAAAACCTCAAAACATTAGCAGCACGTGGTGTAGATGAGGGATTGATTAAAGAACTGCAGCAAATGGGACCGAAAGCAGCTAACGAGGTAGAAGCGCTTACCCAAATGACGCAGGGCGGATTAAATAAATACGTAGCCTTATGGCGTGAAAAGAGCAGATTAGCGAAAGAACAGGCTATCGATGAGCTTTCCGGTTTAAAAGCAGAGACTGATCGGAAAGTTAAAGAATTGCAAAATAGTTTGAAACCGTTAGGACTGTCTTGGGAGAAATTTAAAAGTACCTGGGCTGATGCTGCAGGACCATTTGTTGATTCTTGGGGCAGAGTCGCTGCAGTAATCTTAGATGTAGGAACTGCTATAGGTGAAGTAATCAATAAGTTAAATGAACTAAACCCTAGTATTTCCGCTGCAGTTGGTAATTTTGGTTATTTAGCTGTGGCCATGACATTCCTTTTATCACCAATGGCAATTGGTATTGGACGAGCTGCTGGAATGAAAGCGGCATTTGCAGCTTTATGGGTAGTTATAAGTGATTTAGCTCTAGGGTTGCTCCGGATTGCAGGTATGGCTTCTGTTATATCTGCGGGTATCGTCATTGTTGTCGGGTCTCTCATGCAGATGTGGGATGCTTCAGAAAAATTACGAACAGCCGTTTCTGAAGGTTGGGAGCAAATAAAATCAGCATTTTCAGCAGGGTTTAACTCTGTATCTAGTGATAGTGAAAAAACAGTAAGTGCTTGGCGACAAATGGGTGATGCGCTCGCAGGTGTAGTTGACTTCATGGTAATGTGTATCAAACCATTCGCTGAAATTTTCGGTGGTATGATCGCTAGTACGATTCAAGGTATAGGGAAGTTAACAGGAGCATTCTCAAAGGTTCCAGAAGGCGCACAGCATTATCAAGATTTAAAAGATAAAGCTATTACTCATATGATGGAATTGCGTCGTAGTACAGGCGAAGAAGCAGAAAAAGCGAAAAGTGAAACAATTCAAGCGTTCCAAGAGATGACAAATGAAGTCATTAAAGAGTTAGACGGTAAAAAAGGGCAATTTGAAGTAATGTTTGCTCAATTAATGGGAGTCGTTCCAGAGGGCGCACAAAAAACCTTAGAAACTGTTAAGAATAATATCGTTGACTCTATTAATAAACAAATTGATGCAGCAAGAACTGCCAATAAAGTATTAATGGAAGGTGTACAGAAATATCAAGGCGATGTTTCTAAAATGCCGAAAGATTTTGCTGCTCAATATCAACAAGCAATGGCAGTTGCCGATAATAATATTAAGTTATTTTACGATAAAGCCAGTCAACTTACCGGCTTAGCAGAAAGTATCACTAAAGGTGGTATGTTAAGTGTAGAAGCAGGTAAAAAGAAATTCGGGGAAATCATGGTTACCTTTAAAGAAGGTATGGATGGTTTAACTAAGCAGACTGATGATATGCGTGAAAGGATAGAAAAAGAATACAAATTAGGAAAAATAAACGATGGTGACCGTAAAGCTACCTTAGATGCCATTGATCTATACGAGAAAAAACATGTTATGGATTTAATCGGCATCCGTAACGAAGGAACAAAAGCGTTAGAAAATAATTTAAAAGCGGAAGATGCTGCACTTGCTCTTGCGAATCCTCGTAAGAAAGAGCTAGAAAAAGCTGCTTGGTATGAGAAATATAAAGAATTATTATTTGGCGCAGAAACTTACGGCGAAGCGATGAATCGTTTTAATAGTGAGCAAGATAGAGCGGAAAAGGCACATAAAGAGGCGCTTGCAAACTATGAAAAACAATATGGCAGAGACAAAATTGAAAATTTAAATCAGTATACTGCTGAGCTTTCTAAGGGAACTAAATCATCCATTATGTTAGCTGAAACAATGGCTAAAGAAATTGATGGAAAAATGAAAGTAGATTTAGGTCCTGCTGGTACATTTACCGTTAAATCATTCGTAGATAAACTGAAAAGTGGCGAGTTACAAGCGAGCGATGTAGCAGTAGCGAACGCCAATAAATTAAAAGATGTTTACAAAGTGGATTTATCCGAAAGTGGAATGTCTTCTATGCAGACCTTTACACAAGGGCTTATAGGAAAAGACACTTCTGAAATTAAGGCATCGTTAGGCGTGAAACTTGCTAACGATACTAATATCGACCTTGGTATTTATGGACAAATGACAATCGGCACCTGGATGCAAGGACTTCAGAACGGTACTTTATCTTTTGATACTGTATTCCAATATTTCCAGCAACAAGTGAAAAACGGCGTGAAAATCGATGCTACTGCAGAAGGTCAAGCTGGTATGCAGACGCTTGTAAATGGAATGAACATTGGGGCCATCTCTGTAACACAAGCTGCACAGCTGATTGGATTAGATATAAAAAGTAATGCCAAGGCTGATCTTGGAGCAGAAGGTTCATTTACAGTAGAATCCCTAATTTTAGGTATGCAGAGTAAACAAATCGATGCAGAAACTGCTGCCAAAGCTATTGCACTATTGATCGGTAATGGTGCTAAATTGGATGCTACACAAATTGGGTCAGACATTTCAACGTCATTAGGAAACGGACTTGCAGGAAATCCGCAACCATCTATCGCAGCAGCACAAACTCGAAGTGGTGTAGAAAATACTTTAGCTGGTACTTCTGATGGAGGTGGCGGTAGTAAAGGTGGATCCGATTTCGCAGGCGGAATTATGTCCCAACGCGGATATATTAAAGGGAGTGCTCTAGACAGTGTAGCAGCCGCTCATGAAGGGTTCAATACAGTAAACGGTGATCCTTCCGGGCAAAAAGGTGGTAGTCAGTTTGCGCAAGGAATTGGTTCTCAGCGTGGTAATGCTCAAAGTAATGCACAGGGTAATGCAGGAGCAGCACATGCTGGTTTCAATACTATTAATGGTAATCCCGCTGGGCAAAAGGGTGGTAATCAATTTGCACAAGGAATCGGCTCTCAACGTGGTAATGCTCAAGGTAATGCGCAGGGTAATGCAGGAGCAGCACACTCTGGTTTCAATACTATTAATGGTTCCCCATTCGGTATTAAAGGCGGAGCTGATTTTGCGCGTGGATTAGGATCGCAAAGTGGAAATGCAAGAAGTTCTGGTAACCAAGTGAAGAACAGTGGTGAATCTGGACTAAAAGGATCCGATACATTTAGTTTAGGTGGACATTTTGCATCTGGTTTCGCTCGTGGGATTAGTAGCGGAGGAAGTTTAGCTGCAAGTGCTGCAAGTGCATTAGCGTCTACTGCTTTTGAAGCCGCAAAAAGATGGCTTCAAGTTCGTTCTCCATCACGTAAGGTTAGAGATCAGATAGGAGTTCATTTTGGCGGCGGTTTTGCAGTAGGTATTAACCGATCTGTTAAAACTGTCGTTTCGGCCGCTACAAATTTAGCAAGTTCTGCGTTTACTACGTTAGAAAGTGCAATGGATTCGGCAAATAATAATACATTCATGCAGCCATTGTTCAGTAATGTATCCAATATGACTGATAAAGTAGTAACACACTTTGAATCATTTGGAGAAAAAATAACGGGTGTAATGGATAATGTTAAAGATTCTTTAGGAGAAAAAATAACAGGAAATATTAGTTTAGATGTTGCAGCAGATTCTATAAATAACGCCGTATACAATGCACAAAAGAATTTATCTAATAAATTTATGTATGACATGAATAGTAAAATTCCAGCTGCTGCATTCAGTAAAATACCGAATTTAACAGCAATGCTTAGTGCGGTAAAAGCTAATCCTGAAAATGATAAAGAACTTAATTTAACTATTAATCTAACAAGTATGATTGATAGTCGTGAAGTGGCTCATGTTACGTACCCACATTACAAAGAATTTACAACGCGCGAAGAAGAACAGAAACGTAGATTTTAAGGAGTGATTGCATGGAACAATATCAAAGCTTTTCGTTTAATGGTAAACGTAAAGATTATATATTAATGCCTATTGGCAGGAAGCGTCCTGCATGGGCTCCTATAAAGAGAAATTTCTTAACTATGGAGGGCAGACCAGGGGCGATTTTGCTAAATACAGAAGTTGAGGTACGTCAAATTGACGTGCCTCTTATTGTTAGAGCAGAAAATATTGCTGATTTACAAAAAGTTAAGGAAGATTTAGCGGATTGGTTAGTTACACCGCAAGAATGCGAATTAATTTTTGATGATGAACCCGATAGAACATATATGGCAGTTGTGGACGGTGCCTTTGACGCTGATGAGCTAGTTAATCGCGGAAAAGGAGTAGTTACTTTTATAGCGCCTATGCCATATAAATTAGGTCCAGTTAATAAAATTCCTTTTGTACAAAGTTGGTCGACCGAAACTACAGCTAACTTTATTAACAAAGGCAGCGTAGAAGCTGAAACCCCTGCGTACATTGAGATTACTGCAAAAAAACCAAGTACTTTTCTAGATGTTTGGTTTGGGAAATACCCGAATGAGCGTAATTATTTCAGGATTGGGTACCCTATTTCAGCTGCGGAAAAGCCCGTACAATCTAGAGAACGCGTTCTATGGGATGATATGTCTAAAGTAATAGGTTGGACTCCCGTAACAGGGGAATTCGAAGACATGAACGGTACTGGTAGTTTTAAGGTGAAAGACGGACATGCGCTGTATTGCGAAGATTACGGACAAGATAAAGGGTTTTATGGTGCAATTGCCAAGAAAAACATTCCTGGTGGCCCTATTCAAGATTTTGAAATGGAAGCATGGGTAAATCTGAGGTCCAAAAGTATAGAGGAAATGGGCCGAATCGAAGTTTTACTGCTCGATGATTCGAGTAACCTCGTAGCGCGTATTAACATGAATGATCTATACGTCACTGCGGAAATTACAAAAGCTCATATGAAAATCGGATCAGAATCGACGCCAGGTAGCCTACGTAAATTAGTTGATACCAGTGGATTTTATACAACTACATTCAATCAATTTCGGGGTCGCCTGCGTATTGCTAGGAGAGGGAAACAATGGTCTGTATATGTAGCTAAATTTATAGATGGTACAGAGATAGACGGAGCATCACTTGTAGAACGTTTCAACGATGAGGATAACAGTAATCCAATGACAAATCGAAAAATCGCACAAGTAATGATTGCGCTGTGTAGATGGGATAATCATCCTGCAGTTTCTTATATGTGTATAGAAGATTTAAAGATATGGAAAGTGAACAATGTATCTGAAAATACAAAACCATTTATATTCGAAACAGGAGATAAAATAATAATCGATTCAGAAAAAAGTGCTGTAACAATTAACGGAAAAAACGCTTTAAATTTAAAAGATATTTTCAGTGAGTTCCCTGTCGTTATAAAAGGGGAAAATCGCATGGATATTATGCCTGCTGATTGTAACGCTACCATTAGTTTTAGGGAGAGATACAAATGAGGAAGACCAGTGGCCAACTGCACGTCGTGGATCATAGTACAGAGCAAATTGTTGCAGTCCTGCAGCCTAAAGATTATCGTGATGATTTGCGACATTGGGAAATTAAAAATAACATTGATAGATTAGAATTCAAAGTGTTTACAAGCTTACCTACTGCAGCCACATTAATGCAGCAGAACTTAATTTTACGAGAAACACGAGACGGTCGTATTATCCCTTACACAATCGATGAAGCCATCCAGACGACAGATAAAAGATCCATACATGTTTATGCTTCTGCTGTGTGGGTGGAAATCGCCCAAGCGAACTATATTCGTCCACAGAAGATTCAGAGTAAAACAGTTAATGAGTTTATGGATATGGCCTTAGCAGGAACGAAATGGAAGCGTGGTTTTACGGAATACTCCGGTTTCCATACAATGACCATTGATACATTTATAGATCCGCTTAAATTCCTTAAAGATATAGCTTCTTTATTTCATTTAGAAATCCAGTATAGGGTCGAGGTGCTGGGTTCGCAAATCGTTGGTTGGTATGTCGATATGATCCAACGACGAGGGAAAGATGAAGGTAAAGAAATCACACTTGGTAAGGACCTTATCGGTATTAAACGGATTGAAAACACAAGAAACATTTGTACAGCACTTGTAGGGTTTGTTAAGGGTGAAGGCGATTCCGTAATTACAATTGAAAGTATAAATAAAGGGTTGCCATACATTGTAGATACTCAGGCATTTCAACTCTGGAATAAGCAAGGGTTTCATAGGTTTGGTCTGTATACTCCTGAGACCGAGAATCAAAATATGACTCCGCAGCGATTAAAAACGTTAATGGAGATTGAGATAAAAAAACGGAGAAATGCTGCAGTCACGTATGAAGTAGAAGCACAAAGTATCAATCGTGTATTCGGATTCGATCATGAGTCGATTTTTGAAGGGGATACGATACGAATTAAGGATAAAGGGTTCAAACCTAAGCTTTATTTAGAAGCGAGAGCAATTGCTGGTGACGAATCGTATAAAAATCCATTGCAAGATAGATATATGTTTGGTGATTATCGAGAAATTGTTGATCCGAATGAAGAATTAAGAAAGATTTACAATCGTATTCTTAGTTCACTTGGTAATAAACAAGAAATGATAGATCAGCTAGATAAGTTAGTGAAAGAAGCGAATGAAACAGCAAGTAACGCCAAAATAGAATCAGAAGCAGCAAAAACACTGGCTGAAAAAGTGCAGGAGAATATTAAAAATAATACCGTTGAAATCATTGAATCGAAGTACCCACCAACAACAGGACTTAAAGATAGAAAAACATTATGGTTAGATATTTCTAACGGCAAGCCTGGCATTTTGAAACTTTGGAAAGATGGTATTTGGGATCCTGTTGTTCCTGATGTGGAGTCAGTCAAGAAAGAAACTTTAGAACAAGTAAGTAAAGATATTGAGTCCACAAAAACAGAGTTAAATCACAAAGTACAAACTATGGAAAACAAAGCGCAAGAAATAGCTGGACAAATAGTGGATGTTCAAAAGCAAGTTAACGCCAAAGTAGATCAAACATGGATTAACACCCAATTAAAAGATAAGGCTGATAAAGCTGGTGTTTATACGAAAGATGAAATTAAAGATGGTTTTATTGGTAAACAAGTCTATGAAACTGATAAACAGGGGAACGTACAGAAGTTCCGAGATATCAATACTTCCATCGGTCAAACAAATGAAGCTCTTACACAGAAAGCTGAGAAGTCGGAGTTGAAGAAAACTAATGAAGGTTTGTCTCTACTTGAAAATAAAACTAATGAAGTTATACAGACAGCTGATGGTACAAAACAAACACTTACAGATTTAAAAACACAAATTGATAACACTAAAATAGGTTCTGTCAATATCTTAGAGAATAGTGGTGACTTTGATGTTTTGGATCCTTGGGCTCCATATAATACTGACAGCAAGGTTGAACTAGCTACAGAAGGAACACAAAAGATTTTAAAAGTTACAGGAAGTGCGTTTCTAAATAGGTTTTACAAGTTAAAGCCTAATACAGAATACGTATTCTCTGCAATGATTAAGCTCCCAATTGAGCACAAAGTTACAACCTCAAATCCTGTTACTATATGGACTAAGATTGACACAAATAATAATACAGGTACGAGAACACTACTTTCTCACAAAATAGGAGATACTATCCCTGCTAATACATGGACTCGTATTGATATGCTTGTTAAAACGGCTGACAACAACATTGAGCCTAATGCACGAGTGTTTTTATTTTCAACTGATCTAAACAATGCTATGCAAGATTCCTTTATTTCTTTCTTCACGCTTTCCGAAGGTAACAAACCTGTTAATACTTGGAGTCCTAAGCCGAGTGAATTAACATCTAAAACCGAATTTACACAGAAAACTAACGAGATTATCCAAACCGCCGAAGGTACGAAGCAAACCTTAACAGAGCTTAAATCAAAAGTTGATAGCACTAAAGTAGGCGGAGAAAACGTATTACTGAATACTATGTTTAATGATATGAAAAACTGGACAGCAGTCACAGGCGTTTCTGTTGATACAAATACTAAGTATAAAGGCTACAACACTTTGAAGTCGGATCAAAAAGGAAATGCTGCTGTAGTTTATCGTGGAGCGGAACAAAAAAACGTACCGTTTAATATTGGACAACCTTATACAGCATCATTCTATGTGATGACTGATGATATTTCTGCATTCGATGATTTACTAAGAATTGAAGTGATTTGTGAAAGGGATGACAACACTCGTACGGCGACATTCCGACAAGATATAGATATTGCTAAGCTAGGTAATAATAATTGGGGCAGATACATGGCTACAGGTGTTATTCCTGAGGGGACTACAAAAGTACGTGTATGCTGTCGGGTATGGAAAAATGGTCGAGTATGGATTGCACTTCCTCAGTTTGAAGAAGGTAATCTAGAAACGAATTGGAAACCCGCAATAACAGAACAAGTAACAACAGCTGACTTTGAAAGGAAAACGGTTGAGATTGAAACAAAGGTTGATGGAATTAAGTCAACTGTTTCTAATGTTCAGAGTGAACAAGGAAAGCTTACTGAACGTATGACGAAATCTGAGCAAACCGCAGATGGATTTAAAACTTCTATTGAATCTTTAACAAAAAAAGATACTGTAATCAGTAATAAATTAAATACAGTTGAATCAACTGTGGAAGGTACGAAGAAAACGATATCCGATGTACAGCAAACAACAAGTGAGCTAAAGAAAACAACAACTGAAATTAAAGAAGAAGCTGGGAAGATTAGTGAACAATTAACAAGCGTAGAAAAGAAGTTTAATGATATAGATATTGGTGGCCCTAACTTAATTACTGGAACAGAGAACAAATCCGCTACAGGTTGGAAGTCTTGGGGAAGCGTTGGGCGTGTTGGCGTATATGCTCCGATGGGTCTAGCAGGTCAAAGTTTATACGTGGAAACAAAATCCGCTGACGGAAAAACGCAACTTCCAATCGCAAAAGATACAAAGGTAGGTTTAGAAGCTACTGGACATTCGTTTTCAGTCCGTGCAGGAAGAGAATACACTCTTTCTATGGAAGTAGCGACGAGTGAGTTCGGTGATGTTCTAGATTATATATATATTATGTATACCGTTACAGGGGGCAATAGGAAGATTGGTAATATCAAAGTTACAGATTTCCCACAAACTGCACCAGTATATGTGGGGGCGACTAGATTTTATCATAAAGTAAAATTGACATTCAAAGCTGATCGTGATGACGATAAAGTTCACGTGCTTATCGGTGGTGCTGTAAAACGCGAGCTTACAGGGTCAAATGGTTATGCTTGGATTCGGATTGTTGCATTGAAAATAGAAAAGGGAAATGTAGCAACAGCTTGGACAGTAGCACCAGAGGAACAAGTGTCCGTTGATGAATTCGTTAAAAAAACAACTGAAATTGAGAAAAGTGTAGATGGCGTAAAAACTACTGTAACAAATGTTCAAAATAACCAAGCTGGATTTGAAAAGCGTGTTACTACAGTAGAACAAACTGCAACTGGATTATCTTCTAAAGTAAGTAATTTAAACAATGTAGTATCAGATCAAGGGAAGAAGCTTACTGAAGCAAATACAAAACTTGAACAACAGGCGACAGCAATCAATGCGAAAGTTGCGCTTAAACAAGTAGAGGATTATGTTGCTGGGTTTAAAATTCCTGATTTAAAACAAACAGTGAATCAAAATAAACAAGACTTATTAGATGAATTAGCTAACAAGCTTGCAACTGAACAATTTAACCAGAAGATGACTCTGATTGACAACCGTTTCACTATCAATGAACAGGGTATCAATGCTGCAGCGAAAAAGACGGAAGTATATACGAAATTACAAGCAGATGGACAATTTGCTAAGGATTCCTATGTAAGGGATTTAGAAGGACGTATCCAAATTACCGAGAAAAATATTCTTAGCACCGTAAAAAAGGGTGATATCATTTCATCCATAAATCAATCTGCAGAAAAGATTAAAATCTCAGCAGCTTTAATCGATCTAGTTGGTAAAGTAGAAGCATCTTGGTTAAAAGCGGGATTGCTCATTGGTATGACAATAAAAACAAGCAATTCAACTGAACATTTGCATATGGAAAACCAGGTTGTACGTTTTGTGAATCAAGGGTCAGATAAAATGGTAATAGGGTTTGAAAATGAAAGGAAAAGTAAAACTCGAAATCCATACATCATACTAGGTGAAGGTGACGGATCCGGTAAAAACTTTGGAAGTATTTATAAAGATGGTAATGGAGTTTATTATCGATACGTGGATTTGAATGGAGCAGAAAGTAATGTTCGTTTAACGAATGCAGGTAATATCGGTATCACAGCCCAAGATGGATTTTGGGTTAATTCCAAAAGAGCAAATTTCAACTCCACGATTGAAGTCCCAGCCATTAGATTTACCTCGCTTGGTAAAACACCAGGTTCTCAGCAGGGGAATTTTTGGATAGGCAATGGATATAAAGGATTTGGAATATATTATTACGATAATTATTGGAAATTTGTACAAGGTTCATAATAAATAAAGGAGAAATGAAATGAATAAATTTTTAGGGATTATAACAGTAGTTGGGGAAGATGGAACAATCAAAGCACCATTAGATATGTTACAAACGGCGGGTATTCAACCGAATACAAAAGTAGAGTTATTCTCTGATAGTTCTAATCTATTTATCAGAACGGCAGAGAAATTTTGTAGTATTTGTGGCACCAATACAAATACCATGAATATTGGTAATCAGGAAATTTGTAGAGATTGTTTAGATCGCATTACAAAAGCATCACAGGAAACGCCGAAGGAGCCGGAAAAGCCGGAGGAAGAGGTAAAACAGGAAGAAGAAGTAAAGCCAGAGGAACCTTCCGAAGTATTACTATAAAAATTAATAAATGAAAAACTAGAGCAGCCTAAGCTGGTCTTTTTTATTTTGGGAAGAGGTGACCTAATGCAGGAGCAAAAGCATGATGATTTTAAGGAGCTATTAGTTGGATTAACAAGAGTTGAAACTAAGCTAGATACACTCGGCAATGTTAAGGATGTTGCGATTGAAGCACAACAGTCAGCCAAAAGCGCTCATTTGCGTATAGATCGATTAGATAAACTAGTATTTTGGATTGGAACTACAGTAGTGGGGGCTATTATCACAGGTGGGATAATGGCCCTTTTTAAATTCGCAGGAAAGTAATTACATATATGTGCTTTGAAAGGGGGTGATTAAGAATGAATGAGGCAGTAAAAAAATATGTTAGTCCTGAAATTGCTATTCTATTATCTGGTTTTCTAGGTTCTTTAAAACTATTACTAGATTCACTAGGATACCACGTTATTTCAGACGATACGATTAGCGCCGTTGTAAGCTTCGTCTGTTGGAGTATTGCAATCGGTACAATGGTAACCAATACCTACGTATCTAAACACCGTCAGAAGCAGAAAGAGACGCTTCAAAATAAAGGTTTACTTTGAGCATTACCAAAATGGTAGTGCTCTTTTTTATCACATTAAAAGGAGATGTTGAATAATGAGAGTATCAAGTCATAGAGGACATAACGCGATTGTACCAGGAGCTAACTATGGAGGTAGAAAAGAACACCTCTTAGGAGATCAAACTAACGGAGAATTTATTAGAAAGTTACGTGCATTAGGTCATTCTGTAGAGGACGATACTGACAATGTAGGTCGCACGCAGAACGCTATTGTAGGTAACCAAGTTAGGAATATCAACGACAGACCGAACGATGTAGGATTTGCTTGGCATAATAACGCCTCTGATGGTAAGGGGCACGGAGTAGAAGTACTCTGTTATTCCGAAAAGGAAGCACCTATGGCAGCTCGTATTTCAGCAGAAATTGCTAAACGTACTGGATGGAAAGACCGTGGAGCTAAGATACGTCCAGACATTGGAGTAATTCGCTCATCTAACTGTCCGTTCTTCCTTGTGGAGGCAGGTTTCATTGACAATGATGAAGATATGGCAAAATGGAATGTGGACGCAATTACCTCAGCAGTAATTTTCGCCTACTTTGGACAAGAAACTAGCGGAGGCAGCTCAAGTGTTGCACCTGTTCAGACGACTAAACAAAACATCATTCAAACAGGAGCGTTCTCACCATATGAAACTCCGGATGTAATGGGAGCGTTAACGTCGCTTAAAATGACTGCTACGTTTATCCTACAATCTGATGGTTTAACTTTTGTCGTGACAGAACCTACATCTGATACACAATTAAACGCAATGAAAGAGTACCTTGATCGTAGAGGTTGGTGGTATGAAGTTAAGTAAAAAGACGCTTGCTCGTTTTGAGTAGGCTCTTTTTTATCTTTATTTTTTGTCAGGTCGTCCTAACTAAAATGAAACAATGAATAATACAAAATATAGATAGTGAAACTTGTACGCTGAAGTTGGGATGCAATCCTCTGTTATATACTTGCTATATTCCCTTATGTATTAAAGGTTTATACCTAGCTCTATTTTGTTAGGCCGGAATAACAGGAGCATACTAACAATTTTATATCGTAAGGGAAACTATCAAATTGCAGTAAAAAAGCCGTCAAATGACGGCTTTTTTGTTTTATATTCGACCACGTATTTTACAAGCTTTTCTATTTCAACTCCACATAAAATCTAGTATCAAGTATTCCGAAAGCAACTTTACGAGGGAACGGATTACTTCCTTCCGAAGCAGCTCTCATACAGGCAAGTACCCAATATTCTAGTTCTAAAGGTAAGCGGTATGCCTGAATACTACCATCGTCGTTTTTTACTGTTACGATTGGTGTATTTACTCTGGTTGTAGAAAACCCATCTGTTGTTACCATCGCTATTTCATTTTTCGAGTGGAACCCCGCACTTAAAACCTCATATAATCGCCCATCTTGTTCATCTATTATCATAGGTATATTTAAAAAAGCATGATTATTTATATCATCATGTATTAACGCTCCTGCTGCATTCTTTCTAATCTGACTATCCGCCATTTCATACACTCCCTTTATAAAACTTCAAGCATTACTATCTAAATCTATTCTACTTTACATCTATAAATTCATCTATTTTAAATACAGTATTTAAGTTATATGCATCTGTACAATATACAGTTTTACTATGAATGTCTATACCAGTAACCGTTATGTATTGCTCATGTAAGTATCCGTTTCGATAGTATTTCATATGAACTTCTTTATTACATTGTAAAGAATCATTTAAAGCACGTTCTATTAGCTGTTTTGTATCGTCTGTAATAACAGGTTTTGATACCTTATATTGCTCTCCTAACATACGATCAATTTCTTCAAACTGCTCCGTAACACTTGCGAACGGTACCCATTTGACCATTCCCCTCCCGTGGATCTTTGGAGCTCCCCAATTTTCCATGATGAATCCCTCTATTCTTGTTATTTGTGTATATTTTAACCGAATATACGTTCGTAAGGAAGTGCTAAATTACTTTCGTATAAATTACTATTTTTTTTTCGTTACTTATACTCCATATAGTGAGAGGGGATTTTAAGTAATAATCCTTGGGAAAAAAATGATGTTGGCTATTAAAATAAGGTAACTTATACATGTTGAAACAAGAAACATTTCAAATTGGTGAAACCATCTGTTGTTTTTTTGCTATACAAATTATATGAGAGAAGAAAATCATTGTGTTCCTGCACACATAATGAAAAAAATGAAAGATATATAAGTAATGATACTTTGAATTAAATGGAATACTACTAATATACGGGTCCGACATGGTACAACCCAAAAACAAAGATTTTTTTAATAGGAATGGTATATAAAAGAGAGGTACCGATAATGCAAAACTTGTACAGCATTAGATTGAGCGTGTATCAAAATTGCTAGATTTGTACAGCATTATAGTAAGCATGTATCAAAATTATAAGATTTGTCGTTACTAATAAGGAGGTGAGAATTTGAGGGAAAAAGATGATATTATGACTTGCAATTTATGCGTTAAAAAGGTTTTGATTTGAATGTAAGTTATTTTGGCGATTTTAAAGGAGTTGGTGCTATTGATTGTAATTAAAAAGTAAGAATCATAACCACAAAATATCTATTATTAGGAGGAATGCAACATGAAGAACATTTTAAAATTCGTAGCAAATTACTTCGCGGAAGTTATCTTATTTATTCATCTGTTACTAGTTAAGTTAGCGCCAGTTCACAGTTATGCACTCTGGTTCACTCCAAAAGAATTTTTAGCATACACAACGGCATTTTCAAGCTTTGTAGCAGGACATACTGGAACAGTATTCGGACTGTTAATGTTGGTAGGTAATATTGTTTTGATTGTAAAACTGTACAAGTTGCAAAAGAAAGCCGGAGACGCTGATAAGCCCAAACCCAAAACACGTTCAGAAAGGCACCAACGCTCCGTAAAGTGACTGGCATCACTTTAGACATATTATTAACAATTATAACTTAACATAACCCCAAAAAATAAAAAAGAGGGGCTGCACAGAGGTTGACCTGCTATCAGGAAACTTCTGTGCAAATAAGTTAGATTAAAAACAACTTTTTCTCTTTAATGAACCAATCAGGAATTTCTTTCTTTTGGTTTAAAATGCTTTTCGGAATCCAATGTACAGCAACTGCAGTATTTCTAATCTCAACTATATATTTCGTAGCTTTAGAAGTATTACGTAGTCGTTTAATATCTGCTAATAAATAGTATGACTCTGTTGAATATCGTTTTGTGTATCTAATTATGGATTTAGTACCAGGATCAATACTATTTTTAAAGCCTATTACCTTGTAAATAGCGTTCATGATCTTTTTAGTTATAGGTTGGCCATCTTTCGCGAAAGGTAGCAGCACATTGTAAACATATGCTGCATACTTTCTTCTAGTGGATTGCAATGAATCTAGCATTTGTTCCATATCTACTAGTTTAGAATTTAATTTAACTACTTTACGAACCTGCTCCCAAACGATTTTTAAAGAAGCCGATAAATATTCTTTAGCCTTTCCACCAAAACGAACTGCGCCACGTTTAGCCATATCCCAAGCTTCTTGCATAAGTTCTTTATGGTTTATCATATCAATCACCATGCCTTAGAAGCCGAATACTAGGCCTGATACAAGATAAGTGAATGATAATAGGAATATAGATAAAGAAATAGTACCGTAGAACCATACGCGATCTGAAGCTGCTCCATCGATACCAAACCATTCATTAACTGCATTATATTTCGCAACCATATAATTACGGAACATTCCGAAAAATTCACTTTTGCTTTTATGTTGTGGTACAATAACCTCATTATTTGTGATTTTGTATAGGGTATTTGCCATGTCAAATCATCCTTTCATCTCATAGATAATGTGTAGGGAACGCTCTTTCATTGCCGCCAAGCTGGGAAGAGCGTTCCCTTTTTGTATTCAATTTATTGATAGTCCATAAATCCTGCTATATCATCTGCTCCTACTTCATTTGTTGGTTCAGCAGCAGGAGTAGTGCTTACTTCTTTTTGTTGCCCGATTAAAGTCTGTATAAAAACTTCAATTGATCTAAGAGTGCTAGGCTCTAAAAGTTTTTCTTTCTCCGATTCACTTAAATCCAAGTTAATAGGGAGTGTAATTTCAGAACCTTGCTCTTTCTTAGCTTCGCGATCAACAATGCCATAAACTAATTTGTTTCGTGAAATCGAACGTTCTCTATTTAAGAAATCCAACGTTACTGGATCTGCGTTAACAGGCACTTTAACAGAGAAGGTTTTACCAGGTTCAACACTATTATTTTTCTTCATGTATACCACCTATTTTTTTAGGTCTAGTCCCTTTTGCTTAGCAATAATCAATAGTAGTTTGTAATAAGCCTTTGCAATGCTCCAAATACTTTCTTCAGTATCTAGGAAGTACATTTCAAATTGGTTATTCTCTTTATTAATTTGCTCTAAGAAAGGTTTCGCGATTGCAGCTGAGCCACCTACATTATAAATACAATGTAAATCTCCAACTTCTTTCCACTTTTCAACTAGATCAGCATATTCTCTCATTGCAAATTCCATTAGATGTTTTTCAGCAATTGCTTGGTACGATTCAGCTTTTCCATGAGGTCTAATTACATACGCTTCTTTTTCTGCAGTCATGTTTTCAACAAGCTGTCTACGAGATTTGAACACATCTACACGGAATGTTGTAAATACCTCTTTTTTGATTGCATCTAAGTATTCACCAATACCTAGCGGAGAACCTGATGAATATTCATTATCGATTCGTCCCATACGGATTACAGCTTTATCAGTAGTATTACCGCCCATATCATTTAGAAGGATATTCTTCTGCTTCAAATCGTTGTTAATGGCTTGTAATTTATCGTCTACAGTAAGGTTAACCATTGCTGCGAACCCTTCAACATTCATGAATGCATCACGGAATTTAATGTTGACTGTTTTACCTTCTAGTAACGGCGTCTTTTTAAATTCGATAACGTGTGTTCCTTCAACTAACTTCTCTTTAAATGCAGCGCGTCTGTCGGCTTTAACTTCATCTACTGGAAGTCCTGATGAAAGTAAATACTCTACATCTACTTTTTTAGCCTTACTGTTCATTGCTGCATAGTAAGCTAAAGCTGTAAGTGCTAGAATTACTGTTTGATCTGAATCACTTTTCATAACAGTAGCCGGGATATGTGAGCTATCTTTTTCTTTTACTGCTAATGTACCAACTGCATAAGTACCGGAGATGTTAATCGCACTACTTGTAATACGTAAATGTAATTCAGCAAGTGGATCATCACCTAAAGATAGAATTGGACGATCCTCCATTTTCTTCACTACATTTGGAATATAAACTTTATTCTCTTCTTCTAATCCACCAATATAGGCTTTTAATGCGTCGTTTCCAGCATCCACAGAAGCTGTTAAAAACATACTTATCATCTCCTTAAAATCTATGTCTCACTAATATAGTAACACTAAGGTAACACCTTTTCAATAAAAAGTGTTACCTTAGTGACACTTTTTTAGATAAAAAAGTAGAAACCTAATTATATCAAGGTTTCTACATGTTCTATTATTCATGAGCCTTCCAAATTTCATGATAGTCTTTTGTAAGAGGGGAGGAACGCCAAAAAATAATGTACCTATGCATAGCTTCTATACTTTTCATTCCGAGCAAAACTTTTATTTCTGCGCTACTGGTTCCGCTCCGGAGCGAATCTAATATGTGCCGGTTACGTAGTGTGGTGGGGGAGAGATGGTGAATATTTGCGCGCTTAATCTCTTTTTGTAGCATTCGCTGTATCGCTATTTTTGTTAGTTTTTTTGGCGAATCCGTACTGTAATTCCACTGAAACGTACCCGTAGCATGGTGAAACGTTACGAAAAGTGGATCCGTTGTATTTTGTCTCGGACGCACGGGTTCTGGTATATCTTTGTAAGTGGCCACTAGTAATTTACAATCACTAGTATTCAAAGGAATGGCGCGTTTAATACCACCTGCAGCAGTGGGGAATAGTATGCCTTGCCCAAAGTTAACATCTTGCATGGTTAAGTTGGTGAGGTCGTGAATACTAAACCCGTAATAGATCATTAAACGTACGATTAATAGGTTACGGTTAATAATATTATGTCTACCGGTGATTTGGTAGGACGTTAATCCATCAAAACTTTTCAGTGTCTGCAGTAGCTGGTGAATTTCTGTATCAGAAGCAAAGTTGTGTAATTGTAATAACTCCTGCTTCCCACGATCTACGGATTCCAAAAACACCCCGTGATAATCTAAAAAGTTTACAAGTACGCCGCTTATTCTTTGCAAGGAAGCAGGGGAGCAGTTCCGGTTTGTCTTTGCTGCTTTTAAGTATTGTTTAAATGTATTTGTGTTTATATTTCGTTTAAAGGGGGATTCCAGGGCGTCCTCACGGTTTTCTATCCATAAAGCGAATAATACCAAGTCATAGCGGTATCGTTGTATCGTAGATAATTTACGGCCGTTTCCTTGCATGTACAATAGGAATTCATGTATCGACTGGTCCCAAGTCAAAATAATCATCTCCATTTTTATAAAAAATCGTGTACCACTATTAGTGAAAGAAAAACAACAAGACGTCCACAAGGGATTCCTGCTGCCGCGCTTATTTTAATATTCGTTTGTACCAAGGTTGTTTTTCTTGGGAAGCAGCTGCTTCTTGCATTTGAATAAGAGTCTCCATTTTTTCGGTAAGATCCTGCAATTTCCCTTGGAGTTCCTGGTTCCGTTTATCAGATTGTAGCAGCTGTTCATGAATTTGCTCTGCACGCTGATCGGATTTGATTACTTGCTCAGCTAATAAAGAATTTTGCTCGAATAAACTGCTCTGTTGATTAATTATCGTTTCCAAATTCTTTAGGAATGGCTCAATCTGCGCAATTGAAGAATCATTCACCACCTCACCAGGAGTATCTGCATCATGATATACCGGAATAGATCCTTTTAGGTGCTCCAAAATTTCATGAGTTTGTATACCTTTTGCATACAACTCTTTTATCTGCCGGAGCAGCGGTAATCCTTCGCTATAGATCATCTTTTTTCTACCTACAGATTTCACTTTAAAAAAGTCAGGATACGTGTGAAGGTATCTTGAAATAGATGTGTGACTAATTTTCAGTGTATCTGCTGCTTCTTGTATGGAATACCATTCTTTCACCACCACGCCATCACCTCACCAATACTATTCGACGTGCGCGGCCAAACTCTTGCTAAAAGGTTGCAAATAGTTAACAAAAAAGAGCAAAAATAAAACCCTATTGTGATAAAAACAATAGGGTCCCCGCAGTATTGGCGTACTACGGGTTTATATAGATCATATTGGCGTGACCTATATAAAGTGGTTGTACAGAATGTTAGTAGCAAACTGTACGAGTTACATGGACACAATCATTCCATACAATACCCTATACTAAATCTAAATTTTTCAACAACCAATCTTGAACTTCTTCTTTCAAATCAATACCAACAGCAATAGTTCCAAGTACAACGCCTTTTCCGATCAAATTAATATCTACAGACATAGAAACTTTACCTGTTTTAATCTCATATGTAACGGTTTCGATGTGTTTTTTAGGTACACGAACAAAATTAATTAGACCTGAAGACTCTACATACGTATCTGTGATTTTAATCTTGTTATCTTTCCATGAAAATTCTGTATCAGTAATGGTTTTAGCATTTTTAGTCCCAAATAAGCCCATAAGTAATAGACCTCCTACATGTTGTTATCACAATCTTAGCATATAGGTGTTGGTACTCATAGTCTGCTTTAGGCATACAAAATAAGCGGATTATCTACTTCTTCACTTATGAATTTTGTGGATTCATAAGCGGAGATTTTCTTATAATTTTTGCTGCTTCATTTAAAGTAAATCCCATTTTTTGATATATTCCTAGTGTATTAAAGTTTTCTAATGTTAGCTTTAA